TTCAGAATCACCAATGCTTTTATAATATTCATCTTGTGAATTATGATAATTAACTGCATTATGCAATCTATCAGCTTTAGCTAATAAAATTTCAACTTCAAATCCTGCTTTACTCATATAGTGTACTGCTTCATCATTCTTTAAAATTGCATCAGCTAATCGTTCAGCATCACGCATTTCTGAAGACGTGTAAACTTCTTTACCTTCTGCTTTTGCTTCTTTGTATGCTTTTGCTGCTTTTGTTGCTGCATCTACAATTACAAACGTATCTATTTTTTCGGGTTCTAATATCAACGTATGGAATAGTTTACCATCACGTAATGGCTGCGTTTCTGCTTGACCATACTTTGTAACGTATTTATAAGTTTTAGGCGATTTAAGAACCATTTTTAATGTAGAAGATGATAATGCTTGTTTACCTAAATAACCGTAGTAAAACTCATCATTGTACATATTGTCCAAAATTTCTTGTTTATCCCAAATCTTGCTGTCTAAAGTTGTAATCATTATCTAATGTTTAATTGGTTTAAATTGTCCATTGTTTCATCGTAGTTCAATACTTGTTTAATTTCTTCAAAGTAGGCATATTCTGTTTGCCATAAAGATTCTAAAGAAGTTTTGATTTTGTTTAGTTTTTTATAACTCCAAGTATCATTTGTTGTACTTGCTAAATCAGTTAGCAGTTGTAGTTCTTGTAAAATTTCTGTCTTAGTCATTTTTTTGTTCTTTTAGTTTGTTTAGTAATTCTTTTGCTTCTTGTTTTAATCTATATTCTATTTCAAATATAGTTTCTCGTTTTGGTAAAGGATTTTTTGAGTATGCCATTTGTCTTTGTTTTTAAATTATAAGCAAATATAAACAAGTTATTAATACAAAATACATTTTAGTAAAACTTTAACATTTTAAATGTTGTACGTTATTCTGTACAATATAACTATTTATGTTTTAAATAACAAACATAATGAAAAAAGGTAGCTAATTGCTACCCTTATTTCTTAATTCCTGTTGTACATCTCTAATTTTATCATTTAGCTTTTCATCATTGCCACCTTTTAAATATAGTTGTTCTCGTTTCTTAAGTAGCTGCGTTAATCTAAATTCTAATTCTAATGCTTCTATTTGTTCAGTTCTATCCATTTTGCTTGTTCTTTTCTTACGTGTGTTAATTCTCGTTCTAAATAATCTATTGCTTTTTCTAAGTCTTTTATTTGGTTATCTTTTTTTCTTGCACGTGCTACATATTTAATCACGTTACCTTCATTAAAGTTTAAATCATAATCTTTTACAAAATCTATTACATCGTAGCTTTTGTTATTATCGTAGTGTTGCGGTTTCATAATTGTTTGTTTGTTAATTTATAATATAATTCTATTAAATCATCTTGGTAAAATTCCTGTATTTCTTCTTTATAATCTTTATAGATAACCCACCATTCATTTTTATTTGTATATTCAGAATCTAATAAAAATCCGTGCTTTTCATATTCACCATATCCAAAATCATCAAAACCTTTACTTAAAAGAAATTCTTTTGTTATTTCATTTTTCATTTCTTAAATCTTTTTGAGTGTTGTGTGTAAAGTTCCATAATCTTTTTGTCTGCTTCATATTGGCTAAATTCTTTTCTAACGTTATTTTCTTCTAAATAAATTATCCTGTGTAAATCGTTTAAACTGTACTTGCTAATCCAATACTTATTATTACCTGCAGGTACAATTACATAAGCTAAATTGTTTTGGTGGCAAATTCGCATATCATTTAATTCTTGGTGTGCAGGGTAGAATCTAACTTCTTTCTTTTTAGCCATTGATTCTTAAAAATTCTGCCTGTGCATATTCAGCAAACCATTCTTTATTTTCTTTGTATTTATCAATTACTGCATTTATCATTACAAGTTCATCTATAGTAGAAGTTTGCAATTTGCTTATAATATCATCTATTGCATTTAAAATGTTTGTAGTCATTTCTGCATCGGTTTTGTAAATAGTTGCGTACTCAGTTCTAACTACTTCTTCTAAATCTTTATTTAAAGAATTTATTTTGTGTTTTATCTGCTGCTTATATTGTTTTGTAAAGAATAAATTTTCATTCGATTCTAACAATAACTGCGATAATAAAACTGATTTTAAATATTCTAATTGTATTGGATTATCTTTCATAATTTTTATAATTTGTTATTTCTATTACAGGTATTAATACTGCTAAAGATGTGTTATTATCACCCATTGCTTTAATCTTACCCATTTCAAAGTATTTATTAAATATTGTTTTTAAACGATTAGTTTCTATAATTAAAATTATATCATCTTCAAATTTTCCTGAAAATATAAAAACCCAATATTCAGCTAAACTTTTATTTATTCCTGAAGGTTTACCCCTACTTTCATATTCTATTGCAATATTACCAGTACGGTAAATCCAATTATCACGTTTAACTTCTATTGTTTTATTAGTAAATATACTTCCAAGAAGTTCCTCACCTACTTGACCAAACTTTAAATCATACTTAAAATCGTTGTTAAATTTCATCTAATTGGTATTCGTTATATACTTTTTTAATTTCAGCTATTCTATCCCGCCAACAAGAACCACAATTTGAATTTTCTATTTTTTATTAAAAATTCTAAAATAAATATCTATTAGTTTGTACTGCTGATTAACTGTTAATTGGTCTTTTAATACTACAAAGAAATCAGTTAAATAGTTATAATCTTCTTCGTTTAAACAATTTGGTTTGTGATACGGAAATAGTTTGTTTAGTACTTCTTTTCGTTTGTCGCATCCACAATCAGCACCTGTAGCTTTGCTAAACTTTTCTACTACTGCTTTAATTCCTGTTGCTTCTGTGATTTGTTCTATTGTATCACCTAAACCTTGTGCTTTTTTTCTACCTCTTGCCATAATTTTTAGTTTTAATAAATTCCGTTATAATCGTTGTTAATGTAATCCTGATAATCTTTATTGAATTTAGTGTTTAATATTTCTTTATAGTTTTTGATTGAATTAAAAATTGAAATTAAACTGATGTTTGTTTCTTTTGCTATATCACGCATACTCATACTTGAATCTCTGTAAAGTTTAAATAACTTTTCATCATACCAATGCCAATTTTTTATTTCTTTATCTATTAGCAAACAAATGTCGTTATAAGCATTATGTTCATCTAAATTAGAATCATCAAATAAAGTAAACTGTTCATCTATTGATACTTTATTTACTTTCATTTTCTTGTTATAGAACTGAAAGAATAAACTCTTTAGTGTAAAAAATACATAACCCTTTCTGACATTTCCAGAAGCATCTATAATCTTTGTAGCATCTGCATACTTGTACAAAGCTATGTACGTTTCCTGCACAATATCTTCAGCGTAATCATATTCACCAAACGAATTAATTATTTTAATCCATTCAGCGTGATGTTGTGCTACTTGGTTAAGCCATTTGTTGTCCATATAAAAGAAAATGAAATTACGAATAAAAGCACTTGTATTGTATGTTCAGTTTCATCTTCAAATTCATCATCGTTATATAATGCACCAAGCATTACACCTTTAATTGGTGTTATAATAATTTCGCAGTCAATAAACTGAAATACTATTAAACAAATTACACAAAAAGCAATAAGAAATAAAATCATAGTTAAAACATTTTAGCGGTTATACGTGCTTCTTTTCGTTCACGTTCTATTGGTTTAATTCTAAAATTTACTGTTATATCTGTTAGTGTTTCATCTTTGTCTTGCAATCCATTCATTAAATCTTCGAGTGCAAGGTAATTAAATTTAGATTCGTTATTACACAATCTTTCAATTAAATGTAAATCAGCCTGTAATGTTCTAAAGTAATGCAGCATTTCTCTATTATCACACCAAAGCAATTCCATACGTGCTGCATCGTTTTTTAGTTCCTGAATTTTATTTTCTATTTGCATCTTAAAATACTCCTTTTAATACATCGTATAAATTACCTTCAACTTGTGGCAAGCCTGCTTTGTTTACTTTAAAACTAAAACTTTCAAAACTTGTATTTCTACTTCTTTTGCAGGAAACAGTTACTAATTCTTTGTTTACTGTGTTTAATTCTAATTGTATTTGCGTTTCTGCCTTTTTTTCTAATGCTGAACCTAAATGCCCTGTAGGTTTATCAGTTCCAAAGTTTGAGTGAATTACAGTTACTATGTGGCAATGAAGCTCCTTTGTCCATTTCATTAACTTTTGAACCACTAAATTACTTTCTTCAATATTATTTACATCTGAACATAAATCTGCAATTCCATCTATAATTACTAAACCTATGTCTTTACCTTCTAATTTATCATATAAGCAAAACTCTATAAAATCTATTCTATCTTGGTGGCTTAATTGCCTTAATGCATAAGTATGATAGTTTTCTATTTTATTACCGGACATTTCCATAGGTCTTTTAAAAACTAAAGAAGCGTGAAAATTTCCTTGCTCGGTATCAAAATGAATTAAATGTTTACCCTGTCTATTGCCTCTTAAATCACCCGAAATTCCGTTTATTTCATCGTTTAAATATACTGCTGAAAGTAAACTAATAAAGAACGTTTTTTTACTTTTTGGTGGTGCTTGTACAAAGCTAAAGTTACCATAAGTTCCTACCGGTATAGGATATTCAATTACACCATCTTTTGTTTCAAATTGTTTAGTTCCAAATGAAATAGCAGGTAATGGATATTCTATTTTTTCTAAAGGGTTTATGTAACATTCTTCTTCATACAATTGCATTATTAATCTGTGTGCGTCTTTGTCTATTGTCATTTGTCTTTTTATATTCCGCAATACCCACTATCACAATCATTAAAATCTTCATCAAATAATTCGTTTTGTACACCGAATTTTAAAATAGATTTATAACTTGCTTGTGAGTTAAAAGTATTACCTGTTCTTTCTTCTTGTTTAATAAACCAATTAAATGTATCTAAATCTTTTTTGGCAATATGCGATAAAAATAATGGATTCCTATTTACGCATCCTACACAATTATTTCTGTATGCAAATCTAACATTATTATTTTCCCAATAATTATAAATTGTATCTTTTTGAATATTGTTTTCAATTAAAGGAAAAGTAGCATATCTGTAGGGTATATTTCCATATTTATTATTCTTCTTGGATTTACCTATAACGCATTTGAATAATTCTAAACCGTTTTCATCTGCCCGTTTCATTATATTTTCTTTCCTGTTTAATTCGTTTGGTCTTAAACCTAAACGCATTTCTACCGGTAGTTCAGTATTGTTTCTTAAATATTCAAATATTGGTTTTATTTTCATATCAGTTGTACAATAACGTGCCATCATATTTGGTAAATAACCATAGTTTCTATTAATAATACTTTCAAATGTATCACCTGAAACCCAAACTATTTCCCTTCCTATAAATTGTTCTAAATCTAAAATGGTATAAATAATATCATCCATTTCAGCAGTACCTATAAATTCTTTTCCTATTTTATCAGATACTAATTGCCTTGTTTTTTCATCTTTACCTTTCATCCAAAGATTATCTTTATCTTCAATTCTTACCAATGAAAATAATTCTATATCTGCAGGAAAATGTTTAGATAAATAAGCAGATGTTTTACCACCTGAAATACTGTTTACTGTTGTCATTTGTCTTTATTAAAAAAAGGGTAGCTTTTACACTACCCTGTTAAATCTAAAATGGTAAATCATCATTACTTTGGCTTGCGTTAAATTGCTCAGCCATATCACCATTTAATTTTCCTGCGGGTTTAGCTTCTTGCTTTGTAGCAGTTGTTACTTTACCATCTGTCCAAACTACTTTACCATTTCCAAGATAGTTTTTAGCTTTTTTTGCTTCACGTTCTTCTTGTGTTTGTGAATCAGTAATAGAAACATTTTGTCCCCATTGGTTTGTTTCATCACTAATTGATATTGTGCCATTGTAGTACACAGCGCCATCTTTACCAATTACAAATTTCTCTTTTGGTAGTTTGTCTACCCTTAAACTAAAATTAATTAATGTACTCATATTTATTTGATTTTTAAAAGTTCTTCTTTTACTGATTTTGCTAATTTATATTTATTTTCTATCGTTGCAATATTACCACCTTTTTTTAAATATTCAATAGCTTGGTTAAATTCAGGTGTGTTTTTATTTAACCATTTTTCTTCTGTTACCGGTTTGCTTTCTTTTCCGTGTGTTCATTCACATTTGTTTTTAAGAGTGTTTCGATATTCATAATGTCCTCTGTTAAAAATAATCAGGATTACCGCCAGCACGTAAATGACGGCGATATTACCATGCGTCTAACGCTACTTGAATAGCGTGTTTAAGGTCTTGTAGTAGTGTTTTCATAAAGTCACCAAAAAATTAAATAAACTGCCAAACAAACAAGCGCAATAACCCATGCACATATCCAGCAAGTCGCACGCGCAAATTCGGCATTGATTGATTCGTCGCTGTCATCACATTGGCCTAATGAGCATTTCATTTGGACACCTTGCATACTGTTTGAATAGATTTCGCTACGCGCTCAGGGTCATCATTGAAGTAATAACCAAGGCACATTTGCACCTTATCAGCTTTGAACATCTCGCGCTTAATCGCGCCTTTGAAGTCGTACTCAGCCAGTTTTGCGCCATCGCTCATACCGTCTAATCGCACAGATTCACTACGGCTAATCATTTCGTTTTCGCTTGCAATTTGACCGATTGCAAACCCACCAGCGACCAAGCAAGTAGCGATGACGGCAGTCTGAGAATGTTTATCCATCCATTTGTCAATAGCGGGTAATTGGTTTTGTTTGAACAACCACACGCGCAAACTAATGGCGCTTTTGAGCTGTAGATATTCTTCTTTGAGAGGGTGGTTTAGTCTCATGCTGTCACCCCCTGCACAATTTCATCTTCAATTTGGCTAATCAATCCTTCTGATAAAACATCTTCAGCTTTGAGCCATTGACCATCAATCCAAACTGATAGCACGTTGACTTGTGCATCAAAAGATGGGTCTGTTCCTGTTTCGATTTGTGCAGGGTCAAACTCGTATGACACCCAAAGATTTGCGCCATATGCTTCAGTGCAGTGGAGTCCTTCACCAACAGGTGCGCTTGCAGGTTCTTTCTCAGCGCGTAGAGTTGCAACGATTCTGTAAGCGTTGTCTAGCTTGGCTTTCAATGCGCCAACTTCTTGCGACAGTCTTGTGATTTGTTCTAGCATGTTCACTCCTTGGTTTAGTTAAGAGTTCGTTTAGTGATATGCCCCAAGCAATAACAGGTCAAATTGTTAATAAATAACCTGAAGCACATCTCTAAACAAACTCTGCTTTATCGACAACACTAATTTGCAGCCGATGATGGATTGTAAACCAAATTACAGAACTTCTGCGAATTATTTTATACTCCCGAAGCATTATAGGGTTTATACCTATGTAAGTTTGATTAAATTAGGTTTACAATCGCGTTTATGAACAAATCTTATGCTATCCAACTGTTAGGCGGCACAGCGTCAAAAGCTGCACGAACTATAGGCAGAACGCCACAGGCCGTTATCCAATGGCCTGACCCATTAACCGAGCGCATACAAGAGACGGTAGAGTTCCACTTTAACAGATTACCACCATCACAAAAGCGTAAAAACAAAGCTAAAGCAGAAGCGTTATTAAGGGGGCAAGAATGAATGGTAAAAAACTAGAAAAAATTGATAGCGCGGACTTGAAAATGATACGCGAAAGATACAGCCTAAACGGTGGTGTAACAGTACGAGGAATGCTGACTCTTATTGATGCAGTGCAGGTTGTATTTTGCGAAAAAAATGGATTGACGTTAAGAGATTCAGAAACTGAATTAAGCGAAAGAATCAAACAATTTAAAAAGGCGTTGGAAGCATGAAGCTAAAGCAGAAGCGTTATTACGGGGGCAAGAATGAATGGTAAAAAACTAGAAAAAATTGATTGCGCGGACTTGAAAATGATACGCGAAAGATACAGCCTAAACGGTGGTGTAACAGTACGAGGAATGCTGACTCTTATTGA